GCTTACACTTGGGTCAATTCTTCTGTCGCTGCTGGCATTATGAATATATTGAAACTTAAGATTATCTCTACCAATAAACGCAGAATATCCAGGCTCTAGTATAAACGATCTAGTCACTAGGTCTACACGCTTAATAACATTTTCATCTTGATCATAAAAATAAATTAACTGGTTGTGATCATAATCGTTAACATTGGCATTAATTTCTTTGTCTAAAATTAATATTTTTCCATCAACATTAGGAATATATTTTAAATTTTTAAAACCAAATTCATCTGTAGATTCTTGGAAAAACAAATATTTGTCAGCAATAGCAGTACCAACAATTTCATCAAACGCATCTGGATTATCTGCAGTACCGTCACTGTCGCTGTCAATGAATGCCAGTTTAATACTTTCATAACTTTGATAGCCATCATCGTATCTTAACGAATCAGCAACTTCAAAAGCAATGTCTTGTTTTAATATTTGATTTTGATTGACTAAATTTATAACATCCGCAAGTGTAAAATCAACATTAGATGCTTTCAACGCCATAATGTCAGCGGCTACGTCAACATAGCTTTTGGCACGGCCAGTTGGTGTGTTATTAATTCCTAATACCTTAACTTGATCTTTGATAACAGTTCTATTTTTACTGTCATAGATTTTTTCATTGCTGTCAAAATAAAATCTATTCTGACTAACACTAGAAAATACATAATCTGTATTTTTTATTCTAACTAGATATTCTTCGCCGTCGAACACAAATGCTATGAGCCATGATGCGTCACTGTTGGCATTAGCTGTGCTGCCTGCTTGCCCTAAACTAAAATCGCCAATTAAATCAATATTTGTAGAAGTAACAATTTTCCATGTTCTAGTAGACAGGTCATATCGTAGACCAAATGTTTCAGAAGCAAATGTAAGATTTAAAATTTCAGTTTCAACATCAGTGTTAACATCTGTGATAAACTTAGGCACTACCTGAGAAGGTCTTGCTCCTGTAGGAATTACGTCACTAAATGTTATAGGACCTAATCCAGAATTTAAATTTCCTTTGCCAGCGTTAGTTCCGTCGCCAACAATTTTTACAACACGAGTCCAAATATATTTTGTTTGTTCTAAATCTGCTGGATCGAAATCAACTATTTCACCATTTTTAAAAGCCTGAGATAAAGTCGGATCAGTGATAAATTTAACCAGTGAGCCAACTTCAACAAATCTTAAGTTGCTGCTGGTATACGAGCCGCCAACTTTAATTGGAAAACTATCAAAAAAGTTTCCAAAGTAACCAGTACATGCTGTAGTATCTTTAGTAGATTGAAGCCATTTAACGTTTACATCCGATGTGACTATTTTGTCAAAATTAGTTAAAAAGAAATTATAAGTTGAAAAGTCTTGTAACGCAGGCTCAACTGTATTTCTTAAAAAATTTAAAACTATATTTTTGTTTGTGTATCTAAAACTAAATGTTTTTTCAACGTCTTTTCTATAAAGATATCCGTCGTCAGCAAACACATTAACTTTAGAATATTTTCCAGAAGCATCAACAATGTCAAAATTTCTTGACACTCCGCTGCTGGTTCTATTAACTGCTTTTACTTTTAAAATATCTTGACTGCTAGATAACGGAGCAAGATTATAGTCTTCTCCAGTGATCATTCTGTTTTGTGTATAAAATAATGCTGGGGCTTTAGTTCTAATAGAATCGATATCTTCAGATACTGCTGAGTTGTCTACCGTATAACCTAGTCCCATAGACATTGTTAATGTATGTTCAGCTCCAAGATTGTTTCTATACTTTAATTCAAGATTAATGCCCTTCATTTCATTAGGGGCTATGGTATATTCTAAACCATTAGATACTCTGTAATAGGCTCTAAAATTTCCTTTTGGCAAGTTACCATAGACGCCGTCAGAAAATAACAAATCAACTTGATCGTTTTCTCTTGTTATTATAGAATAGATGTTTCGTTGATTGCTGTTAATACTATTATAGACAACGTTATTTCCTTCCACCGAACTGACTTTTGTCCATAGGGCTGACTCAACTCCTTGGCTGTCAGTGGAATATAACCAAAAATCGTCGTTGTTAATTCCGTTAGTTTGTATTGAAACTATTTCACTAGTAGTTGGTTGGGTGATTGAAAAATCTGCAGTTTCTAAAGAGCCTTGTTTAAACAACATAAAAAATCCAGTGTTGTTACTGGCGTTTCCTTTGCCGTCTTGTCTATAGATAAACCCTATCTGTGTACCAGGTGTTGGGTTTTCTTCAAATATTGATTCTGAATTAATTATAGAAGTACTGCTAGCTTCAAAGGTCATGCTGCGACCACCGGTTACTTTGCTAAACGAAAATATCGGAACCCCTGCGGTCGTTGAATTAAATCGATATTGTTCAGTAGCAATACCGTCAATAACTGCGTTGCCTTGACTTTTACCAAATTCAATATTTGGAATCATAGCAGCATTTAATACCAAAATAAACTGTTCGTACCAGTTAGAGTTTGTTGGGTCATTCCAGCTGATGCTTTGTTTTGAAAGATTTACACCGTTGCTGTCAAAAAGATTTTCTGTAGTAGATACTGATTCAAATTTTAAAAGCCCAGATGAAGATATATTTCGTTTAGCATTATAGCTGAGCATTCTAGCCAATCTAAGAACGCTTTCTTTTCTATTGGCTAACTCAATGAAATTTTCTCTACTGTTTAAATCAATACGGAAAGCAAGACTTTGTCCTAGAAAAGCAATAAGATCAATAAGAGCAACATACTCAGAACTTTCAATATAATCGTTGAAATCTTCTGGATAATTTTCACGAAGATACTCAATCATTACCCTACGAAGATTTTCAAAGTCGTAGGATTTAAAATCAGCATTTTTAAATGTCTGATAAATCCTAGTCCAATCTTCTGCTAGAATTAAATTATTTTGTCTCGAGGTAGTGGTCATGTATCATTCCTATAATCTATTTATTTGATTTTATAATGTGCGCATTTTATCTTTGAGGCCGTTGAGAATTGTCAAAATTAACTGCCATTTTTTCTCTTACGTTTGTATTGATGTAGAAAAGATCTAGCTCTATTCTAACACCTTGATCAACAACATTAACCTGTATATTCAGTGGTTGTACACGAGGATCTCTGTTGACTACTTCCTCTACATCTGCTTTAATTCTGTTTATTGTTTCGTCATTCATCGGCTCATATAGCAACGCCCAAATACCTGTACCAAACGATGGATTTTCTAATTTTTCTCCTCGTTTGATATTAAAATGATTTAACAAATCTTGCTTTACTAGATCTATATCATATTCTTTAAATTTTTCTTTTTGCCGTCTAGAATTAAATCCTTTGTACAAAAACAACCCTGTGTTAGACTGCCCAACACTAGATTTAATTGTTTCGGCTTTTTTAACATTATAAATTTTATTTGCCATAAATTATTTCCTTAGACATCTCTGTCAGTTTTTAACAGCCCCGTTTTTTCTGGGTCAATATTTTCGTGACCCGGCCACGGTTCGTGCATAGGAATACGCTTCATGATGCTTTTTATTAGCGTAGTACTTTGGAACCCGGTTGATTTCCAATCTAGTGTTACATCAACTTTGATATTTTCTCGTAGATCTAACTCTTTAGGTGTAGTAGCTGCGGTAGCCGGTGTAGCTGGATCTGCTACCACAGAACTATTCATGTAAATTTTATTTCCGGTAGTAACTTTATGATTGTTTCCACTTAGTATGTTTGAATCAACACCCGATGTTAAAAAAGAACTTGCCGCAGTGTTAAAATTTAAATCGCCGGTTGACGTAAATGATGAAACACCTTTTACTTTAATGCTATTGTTAGCATCAACTGATAACGTAGAATTTCCTGTAATGGTAGTGTCTGAAGTACCTTTAACTTGGATTTTTTGATCTTTTCCAACAATCAATGTTTGATTTTCTACAACTTGTGTATACATAGATTTTTCAGCACGTAAATTTATGTTTCTTCCAGCTTCAATGTTTACGTCTCGATCAGCTCTAAAGTTAAAGTCACCTTGTGAATGTATGCTGATACTGTCAGAAGAATAAATGTCAATTTTGCCGTTGCTACTTAATTCTATCCAAGCGGTGCCTTTGCTGTTTCCTATGTAAATTAAATCTTCTGAATTGTGCATCAAAAACTGATGCCCTGTTCGTGTTCTTACTCTAAAGTATTCGTTGAAAGGAATTCTTAAATCGCCGCTGCCAGCTTCGCTGTCAACATATTCTGTTTTACCAACACCTGCCGGCGATGTTCTAACAAAACGTTCATCACCATCATCCATGACCAATGTTGTGCCGCCAACCCTGCTAACAAACACATCCTTTTCTGTAGGATTTTCAATAGTGCCTGCTTTGGCTTTTTTTGCTCCAGGTCTTCTATCTAACGGACCGGGCGTTGAAATTCCATAGACATTTGAAATAAAATTTCGTCGCATAGAAGATGTTGTAGGACCTCGAATATAGTCTGCTACTAGGCCTTGTGCTAACATAAACCCTGCTAGTGGATGTACTGGACGTTTAATACTGTCAGTATTTTTATTAGTTTTAGTTTCTTCTGATAACACATTAATTTCAGCAACAGGCAAAGTAGAAACTCCATACTCTGACAATTCGCTGGGTGAACCATCAACCGATGATGTCGCAGCAATAGCCGGGACCATATGATTCATGTGAAGATTAGGAACACAACCAATCCAGAAACATTTTCCTATTTCTTCAACAAAAATTACTAATACTGTAACCCCTATATCAGGTGGAACAAAAGACATACCATAACTTTTTTGCGTGTCGTTAAAGGCTTGACTGTTGCCAGTATTGCTGCCGTTAAATGCTTCGTTGGTAGCACCAAAAAATGGTGGGCAGTAATGAGCAGGTATTGTTTGGGTTTCTTGCCCAAATGTGTCATTGTTCATTCCTAATAGTTGAACAAATAAGGTGCCCATAAACTCATTGTCACCATGTCCTACTACTCGGGCTAATCGAGGTCCCGACAGTTTTGGTGTTTCAATTTGATTATTTGGAATATAAGCCGACGTCATTGTTTTCCCTATTAGTCTTTTGGTGTATTACTTGATTTCTGTGCGGCACCGACTGCCGGAGCAAGTTCTACAGCCTTCAACGGGCTGTTATTTGCCACTGGAAATGTCTGGTCAGGTGGTGGGGGTGGAAAACGGTCCTTTGGAGGACCAGCGGCAGAACTTGTGGCCACTGAAGCATTCCCAGTTGTCGTTGACTCGCCGCTCATTCGATATAATCCAAGTTCGTTGTTAGATACTGCTGCCGCAATAACCGGTTCCGTAGGGGTTCCATTAGCTTCAACGCCATCTGCAGCTATGTCTCTTAGCAGAGTTAATTTTTGTGTAAACACTCCGTCTTTGATTATATTTTTAGTTCTAAGAATTTTATATAATCCACTAAACGGACTGTATCCTCTTGGAAATTCAAAGAACGATCCGTCTGCTGGAGCATCTATTGGAGTTCGTATTCCTAAAAATACTCGAACTTCTGATTCACCGTCGGCCATAGATCCATTGGATCGTATTAATTCACTTACGTTAGCAGGCCTGCGTGTTTGAGCAGCATTTGATTTGTCTGTAATAAACACTCCAGCTTCACTGAGGTAATAAGGATCTCCAACGATATCCATTTCAACTCTAATTTTACCTTTATCATTAGTTGTTCTTAGCGCCTGTTGGAATATTCTAGCAATTTTAACTGCTTCGTCGTCAGCATAAGCGCCTCCTTGAGGAGCAGGGCCTGCTGCGTTAGCGTCTCGCATGATCCTAGAAGCTCCAGTAACTCTAGCTAACTGACTTAGATCGTCACCAGGGTTAGCTGTATAAATTACTTCCTTGTCAACTTTTCCTGCTACTGCCAATGAATTAGTTGCTGAATCTCCGGGCAACGCTATGTTTATTGCAGTAAAATGTAAAAAATCAAAATTTAATTCCCATTTAATAATATCATCATTTTGCCCTGTATAAAAATATTCGTATTTTCTAATAATTGATTTTCGTATTTCACTAACGCCTTTAAATTTTTCAGCAGGTGCTTTCCATACACTAGAATGTGCTTTGTAAGGAACAATGACATAGATTAATTTTTTTGCTGTCTGTCCACTGGTTGATAATTTTTTATACTCAAATCGAGTTTCTATTCTATACCAGTTAACATATCCAGCAGGATCTTTTTTAGCATCCTCCATTGCCTTTACACAATATTCAGAATGTAGCATTACTTCGTCTATTATTGTCGGAATAGTAATTCCTTCTTTTGCTGATGGAAATGTAAATGTTAAAAATTGTTCAACATTAAATGGAGTTCTATCAAATTTTCCTACTTGGGTGAGAAAATATTTGCTTTGTCTAAGACCTTCTTTAAATTTTGAAGATAAGATGCTTGTTGCCTCGGGAGAAATTTCTATTAAGTACTCGTCAGCTTCGCCAACTATTGCTTCCTTTTGTGCTTTTTTTTGTTCGCTGTTTAGGGCAACTGTTAACGATCTAGTTCCTTTAGTAAAAATATCAACAAGACTAGTTCCTGTTATATTAATTGAACGTTTTATATTACTGTAGGTACTAAGCTGAGGAATAATTGCTGCTGATATTGCGTTGATAGTGTATACAGAACCTGTTTCATTAAACGTCATTTGAGAATTAACCATCTGGATCGCAAAGTATCGAGTAGTACCGGGCGCGGTTGAAGATTTTACATTAAAACTTCCATCTTGTTCCCACCCTTTAAATTCTATTTTTAAAATAAATGCTGCGTCTTGATAATTTGGATAACCTGCTTTAATTGC